ATTAGATTCAATCGTTTGACAATGTCTTTTGTTAACTCAAAAAAATGTTTTTTTTATAGTGCCTCAGATTGCGGATTTGTGTTATTATATATATATGAAAATCAAACATTTAGGTAACGGAATTGTTTTATTTGAAGACCTACTGGATCAAGCTACCTTAGATGCTATTGATTTAAATTTAATTTATTCTCAATCATCTGAAGTCCTTATTGAAAAAGAGAATGGTAGAAATTTTTTACATAACGGTCACGAAATACCTAATGAAGCAGATCTTATAAACATACCCACTAGGTTCATGGAAAAGATTGAGACTATACCATATTTCCAAACTTTAAACGATGCTGCTTATTTGGCACTCGTTGAGTATTGTAAACTTTTCCCTGTTGCTGTTGAGTGTATAACCAATTATGCTGGCGCACATTTTATTAGATATACTAAGGGTTGCAAAATGGGCCCGCACTCAGATGGCTCATTGCCATATGAAGATGAAACTGTAACCCCAAAATCATTTGCGACTTTAGGCAACACGATTACCGCGTCAGTTATGTTGAACGATGCATTCACCGGTGGAAGCGTTTACTTCCCTGCCTGGGATATAGAAGTAACACCAAAGCCTGGTTCAGCCTTAATGTATCCATCAAATTACATTGGGGCGCATGAAGTAAAAGAAGTTACCTCTGGAATTAGATGGGCATACCTTGGATTTTTTTGTCACGGGGATAGGTCGTTAATGACTAATGAGCCATTTGAACATCATGTTGTAAGATACGCATGGGCAGAAAAATTAAAAATAGAAGTAGATGAAGAATTCCCTAGCGCCCTAAACGCCACACAAAAAAAAGTAATGTAAGCAAAAATGCCAGATGTACATTTAGTAAATTATGCTTCTGAACCACAGTATTCTTATACCAGATTACATGTTGTTGATTATAAAAAACAACAAGACGAACTAAATAAATTAGGTTTAGAAAATGGTTTAATCGTTCACGCTTACAATGACGAATGGTTGAGGTCTACTGATTTTTACCAAAAGAATATAGAAATATTATCAGAACCAAAAGGTGCGGGATATTGGTTGTGGAAGCCTTATATTATTTTGACAACTTTAGAAAAAATACCAGAAAACGATATTGTTTTCTACTTAGATGTTGACCATTTTTTCTTGCCAAACGTAGGCGATAGAAATTTAATTTCTTTGATTAAAGAACATCTTTCACGAAATGTTTACGAACCAACAAGAGGGGCACCGTCCCAATTATTTTTCGTAAACCACCCCATCACTACACAGCACTGTAAACGCGATGCATACATATTGACTGGTTGCGATAGCAAAAGATATTGGGATACTACTATGACACACGCTGGTTATCAATTTTGGAAAAATAATTTTAATTCAATAAAATTAGTTAAAGAATGGTTGCGTTTTTGTTGCGATAAAAGAATTATGACTGACATCCCAAGTCAACTTGGGGAAGAATACCCTGAATATTGGTCCCACCGTCATGATCAAGCTGTTTTAAGTTTATTGATTGAAAAAAACAATTTGCCCATTGGCCATTTTGATGTTGAAAACTTTATTTTTCAAAGAAAAGATATTGAAGAAAAGTTCAAAATAGAAGTAAACGAAGAGTTCCCTGACGCTTTAAACGCCACACAAAAAAAAGTAATGTAGGCAAAAATGCCAGGTGTACATTTGGTGACTTATGCCTCTGAACCACTGTATTCTTATGCTAGATTATGTGTTGTTGATTACAAAAAACAACAAGATGAATTAAATAAGCTAGGTTTAGAAAATGGTATGATCATTCACGCTTATGATGATAAGTGGTTGAGGTCCACTGACTTTTATAAAGAAAATATAGAAATATTATCAGACCCTCAAGGTGCTGGGTATTGGTTATGGAAACCATATATTATTTTAAAAACTTTAGAAAAAATACCAAAAAATGATATTGTCTTGTATATGGATGTTGATCATTATTTTGTACCAAACGTAGGAAATAGAAACTTTATTTCCTTAATCAAAGAACATCTTTCACGAGATGTTTACGATCCAACAAGAGAATCACCGTCTCAATTATTTTTTTTAGAAGGACTACCCAACATTAGGAACGTCAAGCGTGATGCTTTCATCTTAACTGGTTGTGACACAGAAAAATATTGGTATTCTTACAGTATCTATGCTGGTTTTATTTGTTGGAAAAACGATCCTTTATCTATAAAAATAGTTAAAGAATGGTTGCGCTTTTCTAAAGATAAAAGAATTATCGTAGATACTCCAAGCCAACTTGCAGAAGAATACCCTGAATTTCAAAGACATAATGCAGATGCATCAGTATTAAGCATAACAGTCGCAAAAAATAACTTACGTAAAGGACATTTTGATATTGGAAATTTTATTCTTGAAAGAAAAGATATTGAAGAAAAATTCAAAGTTTAAATACAAAAATGTTTGCGTAGCAGCATTGTTATGCTATACTGTATATACGAAGTCAGATGCTCTCCGAGGGTGAGGCCAGCTTTTGTTGGTCTCATCCTTTGGGTTACGAGGTAAAATTATGGCGTACAGAGGAACAAGCACTCAAGAAAGATTCGTAACAGAACTCTTGAAAGAGAAAAAGAATGGTCACTACGTCGAACTCGGCGGGTTCCACTCTACACAGGGATCAAACACATATTACTTAGAACAAGATTATGATTGGTCCGGCGTTACGTTTGAAATAAACGATGAAAAAAAGGCAGAAATTAACGCCAACAGAAAAAATCCATGTTTTGGTGATGCTCTTAATTTTGATTATATTAAACATTTTGAAGAAAATAATTTTCCAAAACAAATAGATTACCTACAGGTTGACATAGACGCTGGTTATGATCCATCGTGTAGACCATTTGGTAATGCCTACACCACTTTACATGGTTTAATTTCTTTGCCCCTTACCCAATATAGATTTACCGTAATTACATTTGAGCATGATGCTAACATGTATTTTAGAAATGCAGCTATGCGCGACGCTCAAAGAGAAATTTTAGATTCCCTTGGATACTCTCTTGTTGTTAGAGAAATCCATGAAGATTGGTGGGTTGACCCAACAGTTATCCCAATAAATGAGTTTAGAGAGTTCTTAAGGTGGGAGACTTTGTAAATGTTTTTGCCAACAATCATATCTGAAAATATTATTTCTAAAGATGATTGTGAATTAATATTAGCCTCTTTGAAAAACAAAACATTTGATCACATCCCGCAAAATTACAATTTGCCGGACGATCCTAACGAAGATGCGATGAGAATACGTACGTTAAGTATAGATTCTCAGTTTGAACAATATTCTTTAATTTCTAAATTAGAAAATTCTTTAGTTTCTTTTATAGAAAAATTTTATGGAGTAAAAGTTTTAAACGTTGCCGGACAGTGTATAGTCAGATATCTAAATGGGCAGTTTATAAATATCCACAAAGATTGGGAGCCTAATGATCCTTACGTTTTGGAGCATAAGAAGTCTCAAGTTCATTTAAGTTCAGTAACCTATATCAATGGAGATTTCTCTGGTGGAGAAATTGTATTAAAAGAAGATTATATAATGGGTGATGATTTGGTTACTTTAAAACCTAATGCCGGGGCAACTGTATTCTTTAGCGGCGATAAATACCATGTTACGAAACCTATCAATTCTGGGATAAAGTATTCTTATACTAATTTTTATACATTAGACATAAAGTAATGTGGTAAAATAGTATCATGGGTGATATAACTTGTACTGAATTACATCCTTATATTTGCGTATATAACAACGTATTTTCTGATACCGATAGCATCTATCAGGTGATTAAACAGTCTGAGGAACTTTCAGAGAAAAAGACTACTTATTTGAATTGGTCTAACTGGCATATTTTTGGGACTTACTCATACTGCCGTCCAGAATTAGACATACCTCTTTTTGAAGAAGACGAAACCCTAACCAAAGAACGAAACGTGCTCAAAGAAATAAGGGATTGTAGAAAAAACGTTTTAGATCTTTACTGTAAAAAATACAACGTACAATTACCAGAAAATTCTTTTATTGAAAACATAATGACTGCGTTAAAATACTTCCCGGATATAGATTCAGCTCAAGGCCATGGTCCTCCAAGTAATAAAACTATGGAATACCATACAGACTTTAGTATCAAAGACGCTGAAAGACCTGGAGAAAATTTTTTAATAACGTGCAACATTTACTTTAATGACGATTACGAAGGTGGAGAAGTAATATTTTCTATAGGTCAAAAGCTAATTTCTTATAAACCAAAAGCTGGTGACATCATAATCTTTCCATCTGGTTCTCCATTATTCCCCGGCGATGAGCCATACTTCCATGCTGTTGGAATTGTAAAAAATGGAAATAAATTCTTTTCAAGAAATTTTATAAAATACATAAACCCAGGGACTGCTGAATGGCTAGAGAATCAAAAGCTTTATGGCGTTGACGAGTGGGATAGATTAGAAAAAGATAGATCAGATAAAGCTAACCCGTCTTTAAATTGCATGTACATTGGTTCAGACGGAAATCAGGTGTATAATCCTATCTTAGAAAAGTATTTTTGGAGAAAAAAATAACATGTTTTTAAATTTAGAGTATGAAGAAATTTTTCCATATGTTTGTGTGTACAAAAATTTAATAAAAAAACCAGAAGATATTCATAATGTATTGAAAACTTCTCTTCGACTATCAGAAGAAAACCCTGATAAAAACTTTGGTGCTTTTCCAAATTGGATAGATTGGTTTGTATTTGGGAAATATGTTTCTGTATCAGGTGATGATTTAATAAAACCAAAATCTGAAGAAGATTTAACTGACTCACACCTACTTTACGTGAGAGAAACGATGATTGCATCATGGATAATGGAAGCTAGAATTGCGGCTATTAGTCATTACGTTGGAAAGTATAAAGTACCTACATTAAAAGAAGCTGTAATTCAACAACCTATAAATATAGGAATGTATTACAGCAATGTCTTGACCGACAGCCAGAAGCACAATAATTTAACTATGCAGTATCATACCGATTTTAGGGTTGACCAAATAGAGCAGGAATGTTTTAATATGCTTTTAACGTGCAATTTTTATTTTAACGATGACTATGAGGGTGGAGAAATATCTTTCTACGCATACGGAAAAAAGTTTGAATACAAGCCAGAAGCTGGAGATATTATAGTTTTCCCATCTGGATCACCACTCTTTCCCGGAAACGAGCCATACTTCCATGCTGTTAATAATATAACAAGCGGAAATAAATTTATAGCAAGAAACTACTTAATGTATAAACAAGACGCAAGTGATAACTGGTTAAAAAATGAGGCTTTGTACGGGAAAGAAAAATGGGCGAACATGGAGAAGTCTAGAATAGAGAATGATAATATACAACCAAATATTCTTATCATCTATGATGACGGTATTGTGTATAATAAAATGATTGACGAACATTATTGGAGCAAAAATGGGAATGTTTGATTATATAGATGTAAATTATGATTTACCGTTGCCTAAGAACGCAACTGACGAACATATAGTTTTTATCAAAAATGCATTCGCCGCTGACAACTTTCAAACTAAAGATTTTGAATGTATGTTAGACGTTTACTACCTTGATGGAGAAGGATTTATGTATCTAAAAAATGGTGACAAATATGAGGAACACTATGTGCACCAGCATGTTAGATGCTATACTTATATACAGATACCTTCTGAGGATTCTAGATATTGGTTGGAATACGATATTAAATTTACGGATGGGAAACTTAAAGAAGCTAATGTTATTAGTTGGGAAAAAATGGTGGCGTTTAAACCAATAGAATTAGATAAGGAATAATAGTATTATGGGATATACAGATATATACCAACAAATATATAGCGCATTAAAAAGTGATTCCGTGGAAGGGGACCAGCTAAATGTGTTTGCACGAAAGATCACAGATTCTATTTGGGAACTTCAACTCAGTCTTGATTATGGAAGTCGTTTCCAAAATACTTTAGAAAAAGTAAATAAGATTATAAATGATCGGTTTCATTGAACGATCAAGACTCAGCGAATATTTAAACTCTGAGTGGATGATAGATTAGATTTGCGGTTGTAGCTTAAAGATAGAGCAAGTATGTTTCCGACCTACTTTGTGAGGGTTTGAATCCCTTCAACCGCTCCTTTAGAATGGATGTATATGAAAGAAATTTTAATTTCATTAAAAGAAAAAAATTTGAATAAAGTTGATTACAAAAAAGAATACCAAAGAACATGGCTGCAAATTCGTAGAACTCAATGGATAAAAGAAAATGGCCCGTGCAAGGTTTGTGGTTCTTGGAGCGATTTACAAGTAGACCACATAGACCCAAGCGAAAAAGCTATTAGAATAGCTACAATTTGGAGTCGAAAAAAAGAAGTAAGAGAAAAAGAATTGGCTAAATGTCAAGTCCTATGTAAGACGCACCACATTGAAAAAACCTCAAAAGAAAATAGTTTGCTTGGACACGGTACTCCAGAAAGATATAAAGATAAAAATTGCAATTGCGCCTCATGCCGAGCGGCGAAGAAAAAAGCTTCTTTTAAATCTTAGTTTTCCCCTCAGATTATTACTATAGCCAAACGTCAATAATCTAGGAGGTGTACCATGGCCGGCAAAAAACCAGCTAAGGTTAATTCGTCAGGAAGCGTAAAGCAGGCTGAACAAATTGGTAAGATAATTAAATATATCGGTGCCGCTAAGGGCGTCTTTCACACCTGCCCCACCTGCAATAGTAAAGTTAACAGAGGCCTTGTCTATGAGCACGGCAACATAACTTATTGCACTAGAAATTGCATACCAAAAGCTTAAGTGCTACTATAGCAGTATGCAAAATTACTGGCTTTCTAACGTTAACTATCAAAAATCCGTAGTTAAAAATATTAACGAGATGAAACATAAACCCATGCAGGGCACAGTAGCCCCAGCTGAGAGAGAATTCGCTGATTCTTTATTGGCAATCGTAAAAAAATACGGCAAGCTTTCAAATAACGACGGTAACGGAATTTGGGTTGGGTACGTTCCTGAAGCAGAAAATGAAAATTACGAAATTGGAGTACGTTGCGAAAATTGTATTCTTCATGAATCAGCATCAGTTTGTAAAATTGTTAAACAAAGAATTCAACCTGGCGGATACTGTAGATTAGCGGCTATACCCGATGGGGTTGTGGGATCATCTAAAGATGATGATGATGATTCAGATGAAGAATAGATTTGAAAATAAACAATGAGAGTTTGGATTGACCAAGACCTATGCACTGGAGATGGACTATGCGCAGAGATAGCACCAGATGTATTCCACATGATGCCAGATGGTCTTGCGTATGTAAAAGAAGGGGACAAGATTTATGCGGCCGCTGTGGGGAACCCAGAAGGCGCAGCTGGAATGGCATATTTCGCAGACGATAGGCTTGCAGATGTAATTGAAGCAGCCGAAGAATGCCCTGGTGAGTGCATTTTTATAGAACCATAAAGGAATATAGTATGAATCAAAAAAATTTTTATGACTCTGAAAAACCAGAAGAATATGTCTATGATCCTGAACTTATTGACTATGATTTATTCTTTAAAGATTTGTGGAAAAAAGAAGACGACTTTTTAAAGTCTGTGGGCGTCGAGCCAACTAGCTAGTAACTGGTGTATCTCGTATAGGCAATTACTATAATCCCAGCAAACAGGAGGGATTATATGGAACAAATTAAGAATATTATAATGCGCATTGTTGCGACTTTCGCAGCTTCGGGCTTAGGCGTAATTGGTGCTGGCACAATAGCCGGTGTGCCACTCTGGAAAGCCATTTTCATGGCAGGTATTGCTGGCGTAGCAACTGTAGTAGAAGGTTTATCTAGGGCGTTTCTTGATGACGGTAAATTATCTGTTGCAGAAATAAATGAAGTCTTTAATGGAGTAGACAAAAAAGTTAAAAAAGCAGCAGATGCCAAATGAGGAAAGTGCTTTTAGTGTTTGGGATTTTAGTTTTATCCGCGTGTGGATACGATGGAAATTACAGATACTCATGTCAAGATCCAGAAAATTGGGAAGCACCAGAATGCAACCCACCACTTTGCAACGTGGATGGAAACTGTACAGAAACTTTACTTGGATTCAATCCAAACGAAACAACAACAACACAGGAGATAGTCGCCCCATGAAAAAACGTTTAACACCAGCAGAACTTGATGCTCGACTTAAGTTTGTGGTTGGTTGCGTTATGGCAACCGTTTTAACCCTTACAACTATTGGAGTTATTTACGCTCTTGTATTTGTTACACAGCCAATTGGTGCTCAAGCAGAAAATGACAAAATGTTTTTTAGTGTTTTGTCCAGCATTGCGACATTCATTACTGGAACACTAGCTGGATTAATGATTTCAACTGGTGGCAATAAAGAAGATAAAAACGGTAACGGGATCCCAGACGACGAAGAGTAGTATGAATATTTCACCAGAAATGAATGCGTGGAATACGTGTTCATTAGAAGATTTATGGATTTTTGATAAATTAATTGTTGCCAAAAAAGCTGGTCACTTATGCGGGCCACGTGGGATACCCGTACCAAAACCTGGTGAATATTTTGTAAAGCCAGTTATTAACATTGAAGGTATGGGAGAGAGAGCCCGAGTAGAGTATCTTGAGCAAGATACATGCCATCTGCACCCTGGAGAATTTTGGTGCGAAATATTTACCGGCGAACACATCAGTGTTGATTATAAAAAATACGAACCAATATTATCTGTCGTTGGAACTAAACACAGTAAACATCCATACAAAAGATTTACTTACTGGGAAAAAACAGAACAAACATACCCTCTTCCACACTTTTTAGGTCTCGTTCCTCTTAGGCATGAAAAAATTAATTGTGAGTTTATTGGTGGAAAATTAATTGAGATACACCTACGTGGCAATAGCGATTTTTTACATAAGAATACATCAATGATTCCAGTATGGAAAGATGAACACCCAGAAAACTTTGATGTTAACTTTCATTACACCCACCTGATCAGAGATGGATACCGCTTTATTAGCGACAACGGCCAAGAGTTAGAACGCCTAGGAATTTGGGTTCGTTAGTTGGGTATTATTACGGTTAAGCGTACTGCTTACTTTTCCACTGCTTCACTTTCCAAAAAACAGTAGTGGTATATCTTTCCCCAGAAGTTACAGTCTTAACACCGTGTGCATAATTTGCGCCACCTGGGAAATACACTAGCGTTCCAGCCTTAGGCTTAAAAGATATATCGTATTGGCTAAAGAAAAATTCTCCACCCTCGTAATCATCAGCGTAATACAAAACATTGCTTAAGTCTCGCCAAGATTCACACACCTTGTCAGCGTGCTCGTTTAGATGATCGCCAGGTAGGTATCTCGCCACTTGGTTAAATACTCCAGGTTCCACTTCGCAATCAAACTTTTCCTCTAAAAGAACTTGAACTTTTTGTCTATAAAAATCCATCAGCTCAACCAACTCTTTATCTTCGTTAAACTTTAATATAGATAAAGGAAATTCTACTGGATTAGGGTTTTCGGCAAACCCTGTTTTTTTAATAAAATCATTAACTATTTTTAAGTGTTCTTCAGAGATAAAATTTTCAACTATATAAATATTCTTTACATCTTCAGGGTCTATCAATACATCTTCAGAACCTTCGTAAAAATATCCGCTGTTATTTTTTATGTACATTTTAATACCAAACTGGCTTTGAGCCTTGTGTTATAATTTTTTTGATCTTTGAACCCGGGGCTGCATTTATTGAATAGGTGGTGCATCTGTTGTCCCAAACTATTATATCACCAGTACTCCAAGTAGTCGAAAAAACATTTTGCTCATCCTGAAAAAACTCAAGCAAGTAAGCTAAATATTTTTGCCAAACATCATTGTCTTTACCTATAGTAGAAGGGCCGCTATAAAAAACTGATTCCCTATTTGTCTCTGGATGGATGCGCAATGCCGGGTGCTTATATTCTTGTTGAGACTGTCTTTGATGTAAGTCTCTTGGGTTTTTAATATTCCAACCAGTAATATTGTGTTTAGTTATAAATTCAACAATTTTTGGATCCAACAAATTTCTTACTTTTTCTAAATCAACCCAACTAATTAAATTAGATTCCCCTACAGATTCAACAATCTCCATCATACATATATCTGCTACCTTAGTGTCCCAGCACAGATCATTTTGCCATCTTGCGTAATAGCCATATTCTCCAGGGCCAGCATTTTGTAGCGGGGCAAAGAAAGAGTAGTCGTAATCCTCGTCAACCAAAATTGAAGATTCACCTGGAGCAAATGCTTCAATAAGGCTTTCTGTATCTTCAGGACAAAAATCTTTGAATACCAACACTTTATGGTCTAAAAGTAGACAGGGATCGTCAATTATTCCATTTTCAATTATTTTACCAAAATTAGACATACGACAATTATAGCATTTTATATTTTAAAAATCTTATACAATTAAAAAATTGTTGTTAACCAACTAAATTGTAGATGTCCAATAACATATTCTCAATTTCTTGATGAGTAAACAGTTCTCTATTTTGTCTTGTTACCTCTGATAATAGTGACTCAACTGATGCCTTAACGCTAGCTAGCTTTGCGTCGTCTTTATTTAAAAGTAATCTACTCATATTTAGTCCTCATCGTTTTGTAGCATTTGGTGCGTGTAGTGCACAGCCAGAGCAACACCAGTAGCTATCATAGCTATCTTTCTTGTGTCACCTGACAGTGTAATAAATACTACCACGCTACCTGCTAATGTAAACGATAGTCCAGCTGTTTCTTTAGCGAACTTCTTAATGAAGCCCCATAAGTTGAACTTTCTTTCCATTGTACCCTCCTCGTATTTAAATATACTATTTCTTGTGAATTTTCCGTTTTCGTCTTCTTCTGGGCCGGCAATTTCTCCGGCTGCTTCTTGACCCTCTTCTTCTCGCCTGCTGCGTCCTTCAGTATTAGTACTACCAGATCCTCCAGAGCCACCTCCAGAACTACCTCCAGAGCCGCCTGTAGAGCCTCCAGAAGCTCCTCCTGTGGCTGCAGTTCCAACTACGCCAGCAACAGCTGTAGTAGCTGCTATGAGCGTTCTACGGCTTCCTACGTCAACCTGGGAACCTACAGCAACGTAGTCGTCAAAGCCTTCTCCGTAGATATCGACTTCTTGCTCAAGAGCATCTTTAATATCGTCTGGTGCATTAGTGAGGGCTTCTGCCAATTGGGCTTCTTGCTCTGGTGATACATTTGCCACATCTAGGGCAGCAAACACTTCTGTGGCTTGATCTGGGGTTATGCTTTCTAGAACTTTAGGACTTGCGGAAAGTTCAGCTGATTGACCTGGATCAATGCCACCCTCTTGACCCGTGATCAAGTCAACGACTTGTGATACTTGGTCATTTGTAATTGTGTCTGACTCCAACACATCTACGATGACACCAACCGACTCGGCATCTAGTTCGTTACCTAAGACGGCAGTAAAGGTTTCAATCAAAACCTCGTTGCTTACTTCTTCGTCAAAGACCGCACCAAGAACAGTGTTCAACAACTCTGAGGTGAGTTCGTCTGCCAATACATCAACGATGAGGTCAATAGTTTCTGCATCGGAAAGGTCGCTGTCAAACACGCTGTCAAAGATTGCTTCTGTTTCTGACATGCTCAGGTTTGTTTCAAGCAAGTCTCCAAGTACGGTCATAGTGTCCGCAACCGATATATCTTCGTCAAATACGGCTGCCATAACTGTGTCTAGGTCGCCAGAACTAAGCGGACCATCAAAGATTGATTCTAAAGCCGAAACTATGTTCTCAGCAGAAGTATCTTCGGAGAATGCTGAATCCAAAACTGCCGTCAACTGTGCGCTGGTGATGTCTGCATCCAGCATTGTCGTTAGTGCTTCGGTGAATACATCTGCCGAAACATCTTCGGTGAAGACGGCTTCTAGGACATTGTCAAACTGGGTGTTGGTAAGTTCTGCG